GGGTTAGATATGCAAATTGATTGTTTCTATCCAATGGGTAAGGTTGATAGCGTGGGAATAGTTGCCAGCTACATCACAGATTCAATGGGTGAATGGGGCGCTGGAGCGTTGGGGCGTTGGGGCGTTGACAAATTGACTGAAGACATACATAGGCAATCGAAAGAATATGGCCAAATAGATAGACTGAAATTAAGCGGGATCGCGCGTGTGTCTTTTTGTCATGGCTGCCCCTACTCGCATAAAGGTTAACCCACTGTCACGCGACACATTGACACTTTGCCCCATTGGTCCGGGTTTCCTGGTCCAGAGCTCCAATGCACCAGCGATTCAGTGTCAATTGTCATCCGGTCCAGTCATAAAGCGACAATCGATCCAATGGGTGTTGACATGCTCCAATGGAACAATGGGACGCTGGGTTAGCTGGATCGGTGGATCGCTGGGGAGATGGTGCGCTGGGTCTGCCTGGTTTGCCTTATGGGTGGGCCGATGGTCCGTGGTGAATTGGTGCGAGGAGGGGGTACCACCCCAAGCTGGTCGCGCCTCGTTGAAGCAGGAGGTTCCGCGCCGACCCCGCGCCCCTCCGCAACTGAAAACCCATTGGAACGATGACTCCGATTTTTCTAAAACCCCACCCACCTCCATAACCCATTGGAACATTGCCCCATCAATCCTGACACCCATTCACCCATCGCCCAGCAATCGTGTTATCCTCGCCCCATGGACAAGTCCCTCGACCCCATCGAACTCGCAACCCTGCCGGCCTGGATGGCGCCCGCCTCCGCGCCCCTGCCATTTACCTCCACCCTCGCCACGAGCAACGAGGCGCAGTTGTTCCCGGCCATCTTCGACCGTGCTCTCGACGGCATCACCTCGGGCAAGCCGCTGTCCCAGGTGGTCGAGGATTACCCCGTCCCCATCGACTACACCCGTCTGCTGGCCTGGATCCACCGGGACGAGAATCGCCGTGCGCGGTACTACGAGGCACAGGCCGTGGGTGCCGAGGTCGTGGCGGACCAGATGATCGCGATCAGCGACGCGAGCGACTCGCTCGAAGATGTGCAGCGGTCCACGCTGCGCATCAACACGCGCAAGTGGTTGCTCGGGGTGTGGAACAGGAAGCGCTACGGCGAGACGCGGCAGGTCGAGCAGACGGTACTCGTGGACATGGGTGAGGCCATGGCCGAGGCGATGGCGCGAGTGAATCGCTCGCGGGGTGAGGTGATCGACGTCAAGCCGAGGATGGTCGAGTGAAGCCGCAGCAGGCCAGCGCCACGCCCCAGGAGCAGGAGCTTCTGACGAACATCTTGTCGTTCAAGTACGACCCACTGGGGTTTGTTTTATATGCGTTCCCCTGGGGTAAGGAGGGGACGCCGCTTGCCAAGATCCCCGGGCCGCGCTCCTGGCAGGTCGATGAGTTCAAGCGGGTCGGGGATCACCTGCTGCTCGACCTGGAGAAGCAGCGCATCGGTCTGCCGCCGACCCCGTTGTACTTGTCGATTTCGTCGGGTCGCGGCCCGGGGAAGTCGGCGTTCCTGTCCATGCTCGACCTGTTCGTCATGTCCTGCTGGATCGGATCCACGACCATCGTGACGGCGAACACGGAGACTCAGCTTCGGTCAAGGACCATGGCCGAGCTTGGTAAGTGGCACACCATGAGCATCAACCGGCACTGGTTCGACAAGTCGTCGATGTCAATGCGCCCGCACCGCTGGTTCGCGGACCTGGTGGAAAACCAGTTGAAGATGGACACGCAGTATTACTACGTGGAGGCGCAATCGTGGTCGGAGGAGAACCCGGATGCGTTCGCCGGGGCCCACAGTCAGGTTGGCATGATGGTGCAGTTCGACGAGGCGTCGGGTATCGCGGATCCGATCTGGAACGTGACGGAGGGGTTTTTCACGGACCTCGCCCCGCTGCGCCTGTGGTTGGCGATCAGCAACCCTCGGCGCAACACGGGGCGGTTTTTTGAGTGCTTCCACAAGGACCGGGGGTTCTGGCAGACGCGCTACCTGGACTCGCGCACCGTCGAGGGTGTGGACCGGGGGGTCTACGACCGCATCGCGCAGAAGTACGGCGAGGACCACGATGTCACCCGGGTCGAGGTCAAGGGGGAGTTCCCCAGGACAGGTTCCAACCAGTTCATCGGGCGCGAGGTGGTGCGCAAGGCGGCGGAGCGCGAGCTTATGCCCGACGATGGTGCGCCCCTGCTGATGGCGATCGACGTTGCGCGGTTCGGGGACGACGAGTCGGTGATCCGGTTCCGCCGGGGGCGTGATGCAAGAAGCATACCAGCAGTGCGGTACAAGGGGATCGGCACCATGGACCTTGCCACGAACGCCGCTGGGCTGATCGCCCGGTACAACCCCGAGGCGGTGTTCGTGGACGGCGGCGGCGTGGGCGGTGGGGTCGTGGATCGGCTCAAGCAGCTTGGGTTCCGAGTGATCGAGGTGCAGTCGGGGGAGAAGGCCCACGACGAGGAGAAGTACCTCAACAAGCGGGCCGAGATGTGGGGCGAGCTTCGGGAATGGCTCTCCATTGGGTGCATCGACGACGATGTGCGGCTGCACGACGACCTGACCGGGCCCGAGTACAGCATCGCGCTCAAAGGGCAGATCAAGCTGGAAACCAAGGAGTCCATGAAGAAGCGCGGGCTGGCCTCACCCGATGACGGGGACGCCCTAGCGATGACGTTCGCGGAGCCGGTGGCTCGTCGGGACGCGGCTACGATGCAGCGGTACGCCAGGCTCAACGGGCGGGTGGCCCAGAGCGACTATGACATTTTTGCGTGATGTGGTAGAGTCGGAGAAACTCGACGGAGGTAATGTATGGGTCTTATCCTCAAGCCACTTATGAAGGCTTTGGCTCCTGCCACCCCTGCCATTTCTGCTCAGGCACAAGCCCCCGTGACCGAGGCGACGCCTGGGGTTCAAGCGGCTGCTGACGCCGAGCGCAAGCGGATGCGCAACATGCGCGGTCGCGCCGCGACCATGCTGACGGGCAGTCAGGGCGAGAGTGCCGGCGCCAACGTGGGCACTACTACTCTCTTGGGAGGCTGATATGCCGTCTGATTCCGACAAGAAGAAAATGGATCCGAAGGATGCCCCCATCGGGACGGGCATTGCCAACGAGGGTCGCAAGACCATCACCTCGTCCATGGCCTACAAGGACTACCAGATGACCAAGCTGGGCAACGGCGAGAAGCCGGTCAGCTTTGAAGAATGGAAGGCCGGTAAGCGGTAATGCCTCATGGCCGACGCCTCGACCCTGTATCTCTCCGAGTTCGCGGACAGCGGCAATGCTCGCTCAGGCGCACAGATGCAGATGGGCACCCAGCCGGCGATCCGCTTGCAGAAGATCCCGTACTCGGGTGGCACAAGTGTCCAAAGCGCCGCGTTCCATGAGAACACGCGCTTCGTGCGGGTCTGTGTGACCTCGGACTGCCACCTCGACTTCGGCCTGGATCCGGTCGCCACAACAAATCACACGCCGATGTTTTCCAACACCGTCGAGTATTTCAGCATCCGCCCTGGCGACAAGCTCGCTGTGATCCTGGGCTAAGTCGAGGGAGTTATCATGCAGGAGTTGCAAGGGCAGGTAGGTGAAGTTCGCATGACCATCCAAGTCAAGCGCAAGGAAACGGGCAAGGTCGAGGAGTTTGACCTTGTGGGGTTTTTGGACGAGGACCAATTGAAGGAGTTTCAAAATGGCAGTGACCCACAGCACGGCAGCACGCAACGCAGCGACTGATGCCGTTACCGCGCTCATCGGCGCATCTGGCCGGCTGCGTTTTCGCCTGACCGGCACCGTCAGTGCCCCCGGCACCTCGGTCGCCAACCTCGCGCTGAGCGCCGCGGCGTTCGGTGCATCCTCTGGCGGAACGGCCACGGCCAACGCCATCACCAGCGACACCAACGCTGCGGGCAACGCTTCGCCCGTGGCCACGGCCACGCTGGAGACCTCGGGCGGCACGGTGGTGATCCATTGCGCCGTGGCCGCGTCGGGCAGCGACATCAACATGACCAACGGCCTGACCGTGGCGGCTGGTGACACGGTTTCGTGCTCCTCCCTCACCTACACCGCGCTGAGCGCGTAAGAGGTGGCCGCATGACCATCCTCAACGACGACGAGTTCAAGTCCGCGCTCAAGTGGGATGTGCTGTACGGTCGCACCACCACGCGCACGACTGTCGCCCTCTCGCCGTTCTCGGTGTTCGACATCGCTGGTACACCCGGTGC